GCCAAGTAAGGAAAATTTGCATGCTTTGTGATGTCACGCAATGCCTGACGATAAAGAAAGAAAGCAGGGGCCTCATCGGCTGTGAGGGGGCTGTCTTCAAGCATTGTCCAGTCCGTCTCAGCGAGCTTGGCATTGCGTTGTGTGCGTATATGTGCCGCTTTGGCGTCATAGGCCTTTTGTTTTTCTTCGTCTGTTTTTTCCACAACAGACCACTGAAGAACCCATTTGCCAGACACTTCTGCGGGAATATCAGAACGCACCGCCTTATGGCTCTTTTCATCTATCTTTGGCGCATCTTCTACTTGAACTTCAAAGACGCCATAAGATGCGAGAACCTCATAAGAAATCTTACTTGAAAAGCTAGTGTGGGGGTTGTCCTTACGAAATTTTCCAATCGTATATGGAAAACTAATTACTTTTCCGTCTTGTGTTTTGACGTATGCCATAGTTGTATCTCCTTATGGTGTAATTTCAATTAACTCGTCGGTAAGTACGGCTTCGGCATCGGTCAGAACGGCTTCGGCATCGGTCAGAACGGCTTCGGCGTCGGTGAGTACAGCGTCGGCGTCGGTGAGTACGGCTTCGGCGTCGGTGAGTACGGCTTCTTCAAAAACTAAAGACCCATATGTGCCAGTGCCACTACCATCAGGAGGGAGCTTGGCAATTAGGAGCTCAAAACTACCAACTCCGTCTGAAGCAGTGTAACTAGTTACAATGATGTTGTCTGCAGAGTCTACAGCTACGCCATACCCTAAATCGCTACCGCTTCCACCTAGAGTTCTGTCCCATTGCAATACACCTGAAGAATTATACTTAGCAATGAGCATATCATAAGTACCAGCTCCGTCTGAGGTGGTTCTACCAACCACAATGATGTTGTCTGCAGAGTCTACAGCTACGCCATTTGCGTAATCTTCACCGCTTCCACCTAGAGTTCTGTCCCATTGCAATACACCTGAAGAATTATATTTGGCGATCAGAAGATCCGTGCCACCGGCTCCGTCTGAGGTGGTTGTACCAACCACAATGATGTTGTCTGCAGAGTCTACAGCTACGCCAATTGCGTAATCTTCACCGCTTCCACCTAACAATGCAATCCAATAACTACCTTCACCTGCGTTCCCTGCGGCGGCTTGTAATAGCTTACGGCTAATGCTCATGAGGCATCTCCGTATAGCATCTGGCTGTAACAACCTTCTCGTGGCGGTCTTGGCTTACCTTGTCTTGTGATGTAGCCCTCACACCAGCGAATGATCGTGCTTTCGCCTTTTTTGAAATATTGCCCAGCTTCCATAGCTGACTCAAACATCTTACCGGCCACAAACCACCGCTTGCTTGTTCTGCGGTTGCGAGACTGCGTTTTGCGATCAGCCCACCTGCAATTTTCTGGGCAATACCCAGCATTGTTATCTATGCGATCAATTTGCATCTTCTCAGGCTGGTCACCCATGTCAGCGTAAAAGCCTTCAAAGTCCATCCACTTCTCGCAAATAGTAATGCCTCTCCCACCATAATCAGGGTATTGATAATTTTGTGGGTTGAGACACCTAGCCTTCATAGCTATCCACGACAGGTACGTTGGTGTTCCGCACATCCCGTGTTTAGGAATGAACTTGCCATCGTCTTCGTCTTTCACAAACCTAGCCAAATGCTTGCCCCGCAACAAATCCATAATATGTCCCTCCGTCTAGGGTAAAGAAGGTGAATACATCTGTCTCGCCACCCCCGGTGAGAGCAGGCGCAGCTCCGCCTGCCCATACAACAGACGCTGGCCATGTGACTGTGTATGCACCAGAGTTTGTTACCTCTAGCGTAAATCCAAAAGCTACGCCTGATGCGGGTGGGTTGCTAAAAGTGTAGGTGGTGTTTGCTATGATAAGGTCGTTGAAGACGTTACCTGTTTCAAGGTCAATATCGGACGATGAGATCGTTCCTAATGTCTCATTGTAAGAAACCGCACGAAATACAGCGGATGCAACTATATCGCCATTCGCATCGGCAGTCACGGCTTTGGATGCCTCGGTGGTGCCAAGCGTGGTGATGTCGAGGTAGTTTAGCTCTGTGGTTGTTATGGTCGCGCCGTCAAGAATAGAAAGCTCTGCGGTAGAGACGCCACCCAACAATGTGTCTAGGTCATCCCAGTTGGTGTTAAGCTTAGCTCCCCATGTATCCTCAGAGGCGCCAACCTCTGGCTTTACAAAGCTGTAATTTGTGGTTGTTCCGTCAGCCATGTCGTGCTGCCCCTTCTCTATAATCTGCTTCTACCCATGTGGGCGTTGTTGGTTCTGGAATGTCAATCCACTTGTAGCGCGAATTGATTAATATCTCTGCATTAGTCGCCGCGCTACCAGAAACATTTCTAACCCGAATATATTCTATTTTGGTGCTAAGAGAAAGCGTAGATCTTGCTGACGACTCAATAGAGGTAAAACCAATAGCCGTTGCAGACAATGTTGCTGATATGGTCGGAGATACGTTGCTCGTCACCCGACAAGAAGCGTTGGTCGTGGTGGAAGCACTGATGGTCGCCGATGCATCTAAAACTCTATCGGTACGGCCATAAATTGAAGAGCCATAAGTTTCCAGCCCATAACCGTTACGTGTTGAGTGGAACGACATAACCTATCAGTCCAACGTAATGTCTAGGTCGCCTATTGGGATCCTAAAGGCGTCGCCATCGCCAATAGTCTTAATAGTGTCAAGCGCTGCATAGGCAATCATGCTGCCGGATGAAGCCGCGTCATGCACGCCAATGTGTGTGATTGTGCCCCAGTCGCCACCATTTGCTGCTGGGAACTCGACAGCTACATTATTGCTTGCTGTGTCGCCGGTCACCGTAAAATCCACCGCCACACGTACGTAATCAAAGCCAGAGACTTCCGTGCCAGCACCCGTCTCGCCGGGGTTATCGGTAAACAAACCAATGTACCAGCTTGTTGGGCGTGTTACTGAATCAGTCGTAAACGCAAACTTAAGCGTTGTTGTTTCAAAAGTGTTGGTAAAAGACACCTTCACCCTCCATGGAAAAAATAGATATATCTAGCCAAACATTATCACAGTCCGTGCTTTTTAGTAAGAACGAACTTTAATCCTTATACCTGACCCGCCAAACCTCGCACGCTCGTTGTCAAGATTAACCGTGGCCAGTGCCGAAGCATAGTTTGATGCCCACACCTGCATCCGTGCGTCATCCTTTAAATATGGCGCCGATTGCATCAGAGAGCCATGCAGATAAGCATCAGGCGCAATCTCAAGCAGCCAGTTGGACGTGTTGGAATCACTAAGCTTAGGGATGCGCTCATAATAAATCAACTGAATTTCATATTCTTGGTCTGGCGTCGGGAACAGCTCAAACATCTCCCCGACCAAAGCATAATGCGTGGGCTTGTCCGCAAAGTTACCACCGTTCTCACGAAGCTGTGACATGTCATCCAAGCTGGTTAGCTCAAGGCGCGTCTCTGCGCCGTCGCCTGTCGCAATGTTAAATCTTACGGTTTCAATCCACCCGTTAGGGTTAGGGATCTGGCTGTAGCGGCTGTCTAGCTGACCAGATGCACGCTCAATCATGCGGTAATGCCGAACCTCGCGGTCCATCTGCGCCTCAGCCAAACTGATGAAAGTTGGGATAACAGAGGTAAGATCGTCGCGGTTCAGGTAATCCGCAATGGTAGATTTTAGCTCTGAATATGTCGTGATTGCCATTTTAACACTCCCACGCCTTGCGCGACCAGTAATTAGCTGAAAGCTTAGAAGACTTTCCTTTTATTCCACCAGACCTAGCGCAGTAAGACTTCTTGCGTGCTGAGTCGTTTTTCTTAATGGACATATCAGGGTCGCCAAAATTTATTTTTTTTACCTGATCACCTTCAACGGCAAGCACTTCAAACTTTTTAGGACCGCCACGGCGCGGTTTGTTGACCGCCGTAAATCCATGACGCTTCTTAGCAGCTGCAATTTTTTCTGCTTTTGTTCGGGCCATCACTTGCCCTTCTTGGCAGCGCCCATGCACTTGCCGGCTTTTTTGCACTTTGCTGGGGATGGGCAACCTGCACATGTTTTAAACGAACCGCCAGAGCTTTTGCCCATTGCTCGGCTGCGTGAACCTGATTCAGAACCATATTTCATTTAGGCA